GAATTCAGAGTGCCTTTTAAAGGCGGTATGGTTTCACCGTACACGTGTTCGTACGGCACACACTGCACGTATTTTAAGAATAGACCTAATTTGCCACCCGTAAAGGATTGTTTTGTACTAACATTTCGACTTAATGCACGTGACATCTGCCAAGGCTGTTTTTTCCGAGGTTATGAAAAATGCAATCGTGAAAATCATTGTACGCTCCCTGGAAAAAATTCAGAAAGCGTTTGGTTCAATATTATGAAGACCGGTGAGCAAATGGCCAAAGGATTACCATACTACGTACGGTTACCACATAATTTTGAGCTGAGTGTTTCTCCGTACGAAATAGTCAAACTTGCCGTTTATTTCGGTGTGTGTTTGACGAGAGGGACTGACGCCGATTATCATTTTGATTGGCGCGGCACGCGTCTGAAATTAACGGTTTGGGTGGAGGAAGTCGAGTTTTTGGAAGACCTGACAATATGATGGGACTGTTATAAGGAGGTAAAATGAAATTAATTACAGCAGTAAAAATATTAGAATATCACAATAAATGGCGACGTGATAATACGGGAGAATTGAAAATGCCAAAGCCTAAGAGTATTGGCATTGCAATTGATACGGTGTTGGGATTTTTGAAAGGATTGCCGCAAGTTTTAAAAGCGTCCGAATTTCATAGAGATTATACGTATATATGGGAAGAAGATGATGGTAAAACAGAATCGCAAGCCCGAATAATGTCAATAGTTGACGACAATTATGACCAATCAGCAAACTATTATTGCACTCATTGTCCTCATAGATGGTTGGTTAGAGACTATTTTATGGAGCTTACGATTGAAGACTTGTTGTATGAATAGAAAGATGACAGGTGAACGATGAAATACCAACGTTGCGATGAGTATAATTGCCCGAAGCGCCAATCCTGTTGGTATGCTATGGTGGGCAATATGTTTTTG